ATTAAATCTACATCCATTGCAATTACCATCCAATAATGCCCATCGTATTCGATGTTCTGATATGGTTTAATCTCCAATGGATTTGCAGCATTCCTAGGCAATGTCAATATCAATCTAGGGTTTTGTCTGCCCTTAATGTTTGCTAACTCCTGAAGGAATATATGAATCAAAGGTACTGACTCGACACCATCCCTAGACCAAGCCTGAGAATTTGGATTGCCATATCCAGGTAGGTCGAGCCGTATAGCACTACTTGAGTTTTCTGTGTCGACATCGCCAATGTTAAACTTGACATCTTCGTAGACGTTAGAGTATGATTCATCTGTTACAAACTTTTCTGATATTTCAGCAGTCGCAAAGGCATCGTTTTCTTCGATTTTAAGCGACATATTTCTATACCCTACTGTGTACTTATCTACCGAGTTTGAGTTGGTTGTAATGACCTCATATAGCCTTATAATGACATTCCCATCTTCAGGTACAACCACATTGACAATATCTAGCTTATTCCATCCAAATCCACCCATTGGAAACTGCATGATTGTAAAAGTTGGTAACCAACTAAAGGTGTCTACACCATCAAAAGACAAATAACTATTGCCGATGTTAATCATGACACCTGCATTGGTATTTGGTCTTGGTAAATCTCCTCCAATTCTAGGAGTAAATATAAACTCAAGCTGAAAGCTCAAAGTATTAGCTAAGTCTTGAGCAATCGGTATTCCTGTAAATACTCTTGTAGAATCAAGTTCTATGAATGACAATGCTGTATCTGCGGTTCCACTTACAGAACTTGTTCCCCATATCTTAGCGTATTCTCCTGATGCATCAGATACATATTGTATCCTTGCAGGATTAATTCCTGTTGGATATGAGCTTGGCTGAGCACTAGGAATAGCACTAACATAGTTCCATAGCCTTAATTGATAAGTACCTGGGTAGGAAGTACTAGAATCGTTATACTCCCAAGAATCAATGCTAAACGGCTCCTCGTAAATACCTCCACGAGAAGAGTAATCTAACACGCCAAGCTCCAATGTTCCTGTAAACTCAGTGTAAACAGGTCTACCTGTTCTTTGTCCTCCTGTAAACTTGCAAGACACATCCATGCCAGGAGTTATGGTAGTAATACCTTCTCTTGAAGCGTCAGTAGCGTAGTTAAATAATCTGTAAGAATCCTTAGTCAGCTCAGGAGAGGAGATAATATAAAACTCGTTTCTCCACAAGAATACTCTGCAAAGAAATGGCTTTAGCAATGACTCTAAGAAGTCAGAAATGTAAACAGAAGTGTTTTCAACAATTCCATTGCTTGATAGGTACAAAGGAATAGAACCATCTGTAAATACAGCGTTAGAAGGAATCAATAGCTGTTCAAATACACCATCATTAGTGTCAAGTCTAGTCTCGTAAATTTCACAAGCAATGTTGATAGGTCTTAACACAGGAAAGGTTTGGTTCAAAGCACCAAAGAATCCTCCTATAAATGTGTTGCCTGAGAATCCATCGAAGTACTGCTCATTTACTCTCTTGGAGTCAAATGAATTTAATCCATCAGAAGCAGTAAATTCCATCACTTCTCTGATTGATACTTCATTAATGGTAACGGTAGAATTGTTAATGTATCCTTCCCAAAACAAAACACCTTCGATAAGAACCTTAACCTGCCACTTTCTATATCCTCCTTCAAGGATTTCAAAGTACTCGTCACGATTACCTACCAATCCGAAGTTAAAGTAAGACCTTACTATTGGCTCAATCTCATCCTGACCAAAGTTCCCCCAACGGAATGAAAATCCTGCACTGTCTTTTTGTGTTGCAGAACCAACATAGCCAAACTCATAAATTTCTACTCTAATAAGCTGATTAGACTGATCCTCAGTTTCAGTAAAGTACTTTAACTCATAATCTGTATCAGAAGGAGTATAAGTTCCCGTAGCGGTAACTCTAAGCTTCACATCCCTTGATGGCATATTAAATGTCCAAGGGTTTGTTATTGAAGTTAGGAACCCTGTATTGATGTTATAGGAACTAAAACTAAACCCAGAATCAAATGTTCCAAGGATTGTTAGAGAAGTGCCTTCCTCATACGATGGTAAGGGAGCAACACCATTAACTGTAATTGAACCAGTTCCTCCAATTATTGCCCAACTAAATCTGTATTCTGCCATTGGTCAAAAATACAAAAAAAAATAGGGATTATCTTGACTTATATTTAGTCTCCTGCTAGATTTGTCTCAACATGAACAGAACATTGAAGGAATCATCAGATATTATAGCTAAGTGCATCGCTGAAATCAGGGCAAAACCTGACAACATCACCGATGAGCTAATTGAGAAAAGTTGCATTAAGTACGATGTGGATGAGGATCGCATCCGAAAAATAGCACTACTCAGAAAAAGAGTTTCATAGTAGTTATTTTGGGTTAAATAGTGTTAACAAAGACCTAGGTTCATGACCTAGGTTTTTTTTATCTTATGTTTCTTCTAACTTGAGCTTGCTCTACAAAGAATAGCAAGTCATCTGGACCTTTAAGCATTACTTCAACTCCGTACATTCCTGAGCTAACTGAAGTCGAAGAATAGTCCATTGATGGCACTTGAGGGACAATTACTCCGTTGGTGTTAGGCACAAACAATTCAGGCCTACGCTCACCAACGATGTAAGCTCTTCCCTTAGATACAGGGCCACCAAACTCTCTTCTGTTTGTAAAGGTAGAGCCTTGACCTGATGACATTGAGCTAGAACTGCTACTACCAAAGTTTCCAAATGCTGCAAATGCAGCAGCAACAACACCTAAAGCTCCTGCTATAAAAGCAGGTAATGTTATAGGAGCAGCAGGGCCAGTAGCAGCAGCAGCTTGAGAAGCTCCTGCAACAGCATTAGAACCTGCTATTTTAAAGTTAGCAGCAACTAACTTAGCAGCAAATCTTAAAAACTCTCCAAGAAAAGTTCCTAATTGTGGATTATTAAATGCTCTACCAATTACAGAACCTAAGCCTGTAAATGCTTGAGCTAAATCTTCTACCTGTAATTTACTATTACCTAATAAAGCAGATAGACCATTTTGAGCAGATTTTAATTGTTCTTGGTATCTACCTAGTGCTTCAGGATCAGAAGTTACTCTAATTAATTCTTGTAAGTCAGATATTTGTTTTTCAAATGTTTGAACTAAACCTAATCCTAAATTTGGTAATTCTAAACCTTCAAGTTGACTTTCATCAATCTCAATTTTTATTTCTAAAGGTTTTTCAGGTGCTTCATACTTTAAAAGTTCTTCTAATTTATTTGATGCAAATTCAGCTTGATTCCCAAATCTTTCTAATATTAGAATTTGCTCGTCTAAAACTCTATTTAATCCTTCTGTACTATCTTTTGCAGAATCAGACTTAGTTTTATAAAAATCTAATTGTTGATTTACTTTTTCAAGAATTCCTCTGTATAAATTAATATCATTAGTAGCTAATGTTTTTGATACAGAATCATTTGCGTTAGCAAAAGCTCTAGTAGCAGTTGAAATTTCTTCAGTAAGAAATCTTTCAAGTAACTCAAGCTCTCCTTTTCTTAAATTATTTATTTTATCAGAAAGAGCATCTACAACTTGACCTGCTGTTTTAAATGCAGGAACATCAACTAATCTACCACCAAGATTTTCTGTTTTAAGTAATCCAACATCTTTTAGTAACTTATTTAATAAGTCTTGAGCTAATAGTGCATTTGTATCTTTAAGAGATTTATTAAAATTATCTTGAGCATCCTTTAATTCTTCAACAGGACTTTTGGTTTGCTCTGCACTTAAAGCATAAGCTGTTAAAGCAGCAGTAACTGCTGATACCGCAAGAATTGCTAGATTTGCTGGACTAATTAAACTTGTAAAAAATGATTTTACAGCAGCACCGGTACTTCCAGTAGTAGCTTTTAAAGCAGTTAATTGTTCTGCAAATTGTTGAATGTTGTTTCCAACACCAATAATACCAAAAGGAGCATCTTGAATAATTCTGTTAAAAGCAATTGCTGATCCACTAGCTGCTCCTGCTGATACTCGAAATTTATCAAATGATGCAGTAGAAGTATTTGCAAAAGATTTACCTAAAGAATTAAGCCTAGTAAGTTCTTGATTTGTTTGTTCTAACTCAGCGTTAAAAGCAGCTATCTGTTGTTCATTAGTTGCTTGACTTAAAGAAACTTTTAATGCTTTAGCTTTAGCAGTTAACTGCTCAATCAAACCAATCTTTCTACGGAAGCCTACATTCGATTTTTCTGAATCCGTTGCAGTTTCAGATTCAAATGATTTTAGAGTTGCCTTTGCCTTGTTAATGGCTGATTGCAAATCCTTTATATCGGCAGTTAATCTTATTTGAAGCTCATTCATATTTCAAAAATACTAATTTTTAGCCATCTTATCTAAGAAGGCTTGTCTACGAGCTTTAACCATTTCTGGATTTAATTTCTTGCCACTCTGATCAGTAGGCAATGGGAAGTACTGCTGAATAGATTTGTTAGGACTCTTTTTAGGAATCGAGGTATAAACCTGGTATGCAACTAGCCTATATTTCTCCCACTCTCTTGACTGACTAATCTGATGACCACGCATGGTCAAGATAGTCTCAGCAAAAGTCATTTCATAAAAATTTTGAGGAAGTATGCGAAGTTCACCAAAACATTCTTGGCAAATATCAATCCATGTTAACTTTTTTTTTCAGCGACAGAATCTGTCGTAGATTCCAAATCCTTAACCGCAGGCAAGTCAACTCCCATAGAAGTCCAAAAAGTTTGCCATACAGAATAGATGTCCTCTTCTCCAATCTCTGCAATCCACTCTCCAACCTGCTCCACAGTTACAGTCTCCTCAAAGCCTACAACATAGTCATTGCCAATAATGCCTGCGTAAATCAATGTCTTAACAAGTAGAAAGTGATTCTTCTCATTAAGCTTCATTATTCGATTAAGCAAGTCCTCGGTCTCAAAATTAGCATTCTCTCCCTTGTAGATAATCTTGGCTAGTTCGATAGCTGAAAAGTTGTTAAACCGTAAAACACGATCTTTACCGCCTATGCTTAGTTTCATTATTCCTGTCATGGCACTAATTTAGTAATAAATGTAACAAGCAAAAAAAAAGCTCCTAAAAAAGGAGCCTTTTTAACTAAACACAAACACGAAAACAGAAATTATGCTGGAACAGCGTCATCAATCGCACCAGAACCTGTGATGGTTACAGAGTATGTCTGATATTCAGGAGCAGTTGCAGTCTCGTCAAACTGAGAGATAAATCCTTGTCCGTAACGGATGTAGGATGCATCTAGTGATTCAAACTTAAACTTCTTAGTTGATCTTGCAATTACAATATCGAAGATTCCTTCAGAAGAAATCTCATTTGCACCTGGAGATGTATTAACATCACCCTCGAAGCTCATTGTCCAAGAAGCAGTAGAAGGAAGGTTTCTTACGAAGTCACCAGTACAATCGTTGTTGATTTCAGTCGAGCCTACGGAAATAGACAAAGATTTTGATGAGGTACAAACCGCCAATTTCCAAGATGGTGTTGAAGTTGCAGAAATGTCAATGTAAACACCAATATCTTTACTAAATAATTCGTTAGCCATAGTCTTTTTATTTTATTATTTCAAAGGTATCAGATTTTTTTTTATAATCAAAATGGTACAACTATATGAGAATATGTCCTAACATTTCTGTAAATCCAATACTCACCTGTTCTTAACTGAACGCTATCAGAACTTGCTAGGTTGGTAGTACCAATCTCCCATCCGTATGCGTTAATGTTAATGTCAGCATTACTCATAGGATTTATAATATCTTCAATATCCTGAGCGATGTCAAATGCCTGATCCATACCAGTAGGTCTAGTAAAGCCTGTTACAATATCCAAGGTAACATCTGCATTGAACTTCTTGCAAGTAGTATTCGTAATCTCAGAAGTTGTAATGCTAGATATAATTACATACGGATATCCTGCCATCTCAGGGATAGAAAACGCATCGTAGATAGGTACACCTATCTCTGGGTATAGTGCTTGAAAATAACCAGCTTTTAATGCTTTTGATAAATCCATAGTCAAAGATAAGGTTTTTTAACGATTTGTAAATCCAAACCTAGCACCCTGCTGCTTAAACGCTAATCTGCATCTGCAATTTATCGTGTTAGTCATAGAAGCTCCTTGCGTTGAATCGCCAGGATATGCCAACTGCTGACCATTGATAATAAAGTTGTCTTTTATTGGAATAAAGAACTTAGGGTCTGTAAATAGGTGAGAATCTCTAGTTCTATCGTCACGGATTGCCTTCCATGCCTTCTGCCAATTTAATCCTGAGCTTTCTAGTGCAAGAAGTTGTGCTTTACTCATAGCGTTAGTTACTTCTGTTCTTGCTATTGTGTTAGATCGTAGCACAAGGTCTGTCTGTCTAATCAAGTCAGCTATCTGCTGATTGCTTAATCCATCGGCTCTGCTCTTGCCAATTAACTCGTTTATTCGCTTAACTCCTGTCGATAGTACCTCTGAAATTCTAAAGCCTATGTATGTGCTAAGAAAGCCATCCATAAGCCTTCTCCAGAAGGAAGTCATCTCGTTAACATTCTGTGGTGCAAGAGTACTTGCTACCTCATCAAAGATGTCTTTGGTTTGTATTTCTTGGTTGGTGATTGGCTTGACAAACTCGTTCCAAGTTAAAGTGCCCTCATCCTCCATTATAAGCTGATACATGGCTTGATATACCATAGCTATACCTTGACCACTCACAGAGCCGATGTCTTGTCCTGACTCAAATAAACGAGCCATTTCATCATACTGTTCATCCAATGCTCGGTTAATTAGCCTAGCAAATCGTTTCTCAAAATAAGAATGTCTTGAAAGATATATTTTATCAGTGTAGTTCATTTAGAACGCTCATATATTTCTACTCCTCCCCAGATAACTAAGAAGCAGAAAGATACGGATAAAAGATAAGCAAACGGCTTGTTGCACCAGAGTGCAAACTCGAGGATGCCTGAGCAAATTGAAAGGCACAGAAATGACAAAGCAAAAATCTGTGCCCAATCTTTTAATTGTTTCATTGTGTTTGTAGAAGTTTCTTAATATTAGCTAAAGTTTTCTCAAACTCCAACCTAGCGTTCTTGTATAAATAGCTTCTTGATGGCAAAGGGAAAAATGGGTCTTGTTTACCTTTAAATTGCCTAGCATATTCTACTAATCCATATTCTTGTAGAAAAGACTTATCCACATTAACTCCTGTTCCAAACTCGATAAAAGGAGCATAGTTAACATTATTGATTCCTCCTGCCTTGACAATCCATGTCAATCCATTATTAGATACAACAGAACGAATAGTTCCCTGTAAATCGCCTGTCTTATACGGAACATCTCTCTTAGCATCTGCCTCTGTTCTCTCTGCCCATCCACGCACTTCTTTATAAATACCCTGCTGAACATTTTCAGAGTATTGATCTAAATCCTTTAAAAGAATATTTATTCCGCTAAC